TTGGATCATAATTGACCCATTGAAGGGCAGGTGCTACTTCAATCCACTCATTGACTAACAGTTCCTCTAAGATAATAGCGATTTGTTCGCCATCTAGATTGTGTGCCACAGAATCTGTGTAGATTGCTTTAGGCAGTTTAGCCAGAGCACCGACTGCAAGTATTGTGCCAAGAGTTACATACCCTGATTCTTCTGGACTTCTGACTGAGGTTGAGAAGTCTGAGACTGTGCCACCGAATACAGGCACATAAGTGCCACCGCTATCTTTAAGTTCTAAGGTTAGGGAATCTGTAACATCGATGTCAAATAGGGCATTGGTGGAGTTGATGATGTCCATGCGAGCATAACCTGCTTGACATTGGCGATCGATGTCGATGCGCCCTGTAGTCAGATTAACGCCAGTTACATTTGTATAAACAGTCGTGCCGACTGTTATGCGCCATTCTGGAAGCCATGTCATACTGCAAGAAGTCCTGTAGAGCTAGTACCTCGTTGGTAAGACTGACGGACTACATCTTCCACGGCTCTAGCAATAGCCTCTGGATCACCGATACCAGCCTGAATTGTAATGTTATAAGAATTAGCAGCCTGTGCTGCATAGCGTGATCCGCTTACTGCCCCTGCTACACCTGCACCGCCTGAAAGACCCTGCAACAAGGATGAGCGAGCAATAGATTCCAGATCAACAGTTGAAGCCATTGTGGACATTGAGGCTGCGTTTTCCATGTCCAATAAATCTGCAAAAGCATTGGCGCGAGCTGCTGCTGCTTCTGCGTATTCTAGGATTGCTCCTATAGAGCCACCTGCTGTAGAAATTGGTGCGATGTAATCTCCTGCTGGAATGCCAGAGCCTAGAGATGCACTTGTTGGAATCTTGGACTTTGAGGCTAAATTAGCTTCTGCAAGTGCCTTGATCATAGCTGTAATCTTTGCCAAAGCTTGATCTAGATTTTCTTGATTTATAAGATCGACTGGTTTTAGACTTGCCAAAATAGACTCGATACTTGTCAATGTAACCTTTTGACCAGTGAGCGCACCAAGAACCTTTAGATCTGCATTGAGTTTAGCCGTGGCAGCGATGATGGCTTGCTCATCTTTAGCAGCAATAGCATCTTCTAAAGCAAGAATTGAACGCTTGACATTAAGACGAGCAGTGTCATTGGCAATCTGGAGAATCTGGGCTTGGCTTGTTGCCTTGCCTAATTGCTCAGCCTGATTAGTAAGGGCTGCTGCAATCTGGATCTTGTCCATGTCAAAGATTTCTTCACCCTTATTAAGGGCAAGATTAGCCTTATCGATTGCATTCTGTAGTCGCTTAGCCTTTAGTTTTTTGAGTTCATCGGCTGTTAGTTTTTTAGTAGTATTGGCTATTTTGTTAGTGATCTTATACTGCTGTTGTAGCGATTGAAGATGCTGATTATCAGAAGCCTTTTGAATATCAGCTAATTGTCCTGCTGCGCTTGCAATGTTCCACCAAGCACCAACAATGGGAACCATTCCTATATCGAACTTGAGCCAATCAGGAAGTTTGTCATCAAGAGCTTGAATCTTTTCAATTAACTTGCCAATTCCGCGAATTACATTGGCTGTCTGTGTAGCAAAGTTCTGCATGCTAGTGGCTAGATTCTGAACGCTCTTATCTTCGCCTAATCCAACAAGCGCATCAATAAGACCTTCACCAATGATCTGCTTAGCATCATCGGCTGCGTTAGCCAATTTCTGCATTTGACCGGTGGGAGTATTAGCAAGATTCTTATTGAAATCCTTATAGGTTGAATCGAGCACCTTGACAAGAGCTGCTGCTCGCTCTGTCTCTGTGCCAGACTTGATAGTCTTTTTAGTTTGTTCATCAAGAACAAAGCCAACCTTAGTCAGAGATGCAAAGTTGCCATTAAGAGCCTGGGCAAGACCATTGGTCATCTGCTTGAACTGATCGGCAGATGCTGCTGCACCCTTCTCTGCTGTTACATAGTCGAGGATGGCAGGGGTAAGGGTTTTAATTGTGTCGATCTGAAGATTAAATGTCGCAAGTTGTGACTGAGTCTGTGTGATGTTTTCTTTATTGACAACACCAATGGCTTGCAATGCTTCTGCTTGGTCATTAAGAGCTTGAATCTGTGACTCAGTCGCACCGACTGTCACCTTTACTAAGTTAGCCAATCGCTCCTGTTGAGCCTGTGCTTCTAAAGCAGCTTTGACAGATGCCTTACCAAAAGCAAGAACCTGAGCAGTACCGAAACCAAGACCGACTGCTTGGGCAAGTTTCTTTACATTCTTGGTGAGCTTCTCTGTTGAACTTTCTGCTTGCTTAAAAGCTTTATTACCAGTGAATTCTGCTGCAATATCAATGACTACATTTGCCATGTTTAGCCTTTCACTGTCGCTCGTTGATTAAGTTTAGTGGCTGCTGTCGAAATGGCTTTAAGGACACCTTCTCTTGCCTTGCCATTATTCTCATCATAAGCACGATAAAGCACGCGACCTTGCATACGATCTTTACCCTTAAGAGGTGCACGGAACTTGCCATCTTGATTAAGAACGAATCTGCTGTCAGGGCTTACCTTGCCCATTCTTTCGTAGATTGCTCCAGCTCTAGTTTTATTGAACACTTGAGCAAGAGCTCTGAAGCCTCTTGAATTGGCTTTTGATGGAGTTGTCTTATACCCAATGCCTGACTTTACAAGGCTAGGATTAAAAAATGGGAAAGTTGCCTCTGACATTTGACGAGGCAACCATCCGCTCAACACTTCTCCGCGATCAGGTACATAACCTTTAGCCGATTTAGAAATTGGCTGAATCGCAAGTTTAATTTCTTTTTGAGTTTCTTTGGCTAGATCAGGCGTGAACTTACGGAGAGCCTTACGGAGTTCAACGCCGCCCTTTACGCTTGCTGGCATCGCTGGTCTCCTTTGCTTCATCCTTGAGCCCTTGCACTAATGCATCGAGCATAATCTTATCTAGATCCAATAACTGCTGTGGCGCAATCCCCAATCTAATGCTCAAGCGAGCGATTAGATAGGTGAATGGAAGATCGCGCTTTAAGCTAAAGGGTCGGAATCCTCGACAGTTACGCTTTTGAGCGTTTCTATGAAGTCCATCCCGAAAGGCTTAACAGACTCACCTGACCTGCGTGTTACTTCCCATGCTAACCAATAGACATCGCTTTGCTTTTCTTCATCGCGGAACGCCTTATGGAAGCCCTTTTTAGCGTATTGCTCGAATGAGTACTCCACTGCTGGAGTGATCTCGCCTTCCAATACGCTTCCATCTGTACGAACTATCTTTAGTTTTGCCATGAGTTTGCCCCTTTATAGTTTGTTTAGAATGTGCCTGTTGATGCTACTGCAACTGTTGAGTTAGCAGTGAATGTAATTGACTGAGTTGACATATCACCAACAGCACCATTGATGTCTGTTGTGTTATTAACTAGCAATGACACTGTGTATAGAGGATTAGTAGCAGATACTGCTGTTCCCTTTTCCTGTAGGAATACACATGTGACTGTTGTACCCCATGCAGCCTGTAATGTTGCAAGAACATTTGCAGATGCTGTGTCGTTTAGGAAGTCGATTGTTACAGATGATGCTTCCAAGCCCTTAACGAACTTGTGTGAAGTGTCACCCATAGCTGTAACTTCTAGCTCATCGAATGTGCGGTTAAGAGTAATTGATGTGACATGGTCTGAAAGATCAACGGAGTTAATCTTCACACCGACTTTGTTATTTAGAAATACAGCCATGAGATTATTCCTCGTCTTTCTTTGTAGGTGCTGGCTTTGGTGCTGGTGTGCTTACTTGCCCGATTTTCTTCAGGAAGTCAGCGTTTTCTTGTTCCCACTCGGACATGTTTAGCTCCAACTCGTTAGGATTGATACGGACATCTCGCAGCTCAAAAGGTCTCCCGATGCAGCGTTGAGAATACTTGGTGCGCTTATCGCGCTTACATTATAAGTCAAAGATGATGCAGCGAGCTTTGCAAACACGCCACAAACGAAATCTTCTATGCCATTGAGGTTGCCCTCGTTGTCGTAGAGCATGGTCGTTATGATAATTTTGAAGTTTGCCATTGGACTAATGCCAATGTGTTGATTGTTGCTAGGTGTCAGATAAGGATCATCTGGAGAAACAATTACAGAATTAGCAAGGACTGTGGCAGGTGGAAATGCAAAAGTCTGCCACTTAGCGTTATCGACTAAAGCCGTTGCTAAAGTAGTTCTGAGAGTAGTGACGGCAACAGGCATCAGCCCACCATCGAGTTAGGTGATAAGCAATGGGCGATCAATCCTCGCACCTTAGCGAGAAGCTGTGCGCTCATTCGGTAAGGGCTTGGCTGGAAATCGACAGCGTTACTGCCTGAAAGGGTGGCTGTACGCGCTTGCCAGATCTCTACAGATATCATAAGAGCACTTTGCTGAACTGCTGTGTCTGTTGCATAATCAGTGACTGTTCCTGCAACAATTCCAAAAGGCTGGACGGCATGAACGCCTTGATCTGCTCCAGTTGCAGCATATGAGAGTGAGCCTGAACCAATTTTAGTAATGGTCTTTGTTCCGTTATAAGGACTGCCGTTCTTTGTAATGATTACGCTTTGTCCTACATAAAAATCTTGAGATATGTCCTGATTAAAGTAAAGAGTTGCCACATTATCTGAAAGGCTTTGATGCGTGTTATAGATTTCATTCTGCCAAAGCATAGGTAAAAGCACTGCATCTGCTGCATCGCATACCTCTTGAAGGGTTGCATCTGGATACAAAGTACCGACTCCGAGAGTTGCACGGAGTTCTGCGACTGTTGTAAGTGCCATGATGTCCTTTCTAAAGACTCTGAGGGGTAGAGGGCTACTACCCCTCAGAGTGACTTAGTGAGTTATTACTGCTTGTTGTTCTTGAATGCGCCAGCAGCAACCTTAGTAGCGATTGCACCGAATCCGTAGTAACCAACTGTTACTGATCCGTTAGCTGTTGATTCTGCACGCAAGCGGTATGTTGGTGACTCGTACCATGTGTATGCATCTGGGTTCACGATTAGGATTGTTCCATCGCCATCGCCAGCGTTTGTTGGATCTACATAGAGGTTCAAGCCAGCGACATTTCCTGTTAGAGATGTTGGTGCTACTTGACCGCCAGCGTTCATTGGCTGTGATGCTGTGTAGATTGGGCGACCCGCATCGTTCAATGACATGATATTTGACCATTGTCCTGTTGATACGACCATGTTGCGAGCGAATGGGTTTGCAAGTCCTGCTGTTGCTCCATAAACAGAAGCTGAACCGCGAGCAACAATTCCTAGCAATTCTGCT